TCTTGATACATCTAATCCAATTCAGCAAGCACTACTCGGACATGAATATACTATACACGGTCTTATTGATAAAGATACAACAAAAGTAGCAGATTCATTTAATGCAGATTATAATGAAACGGACCTATCCATGTTAAGTGATAACGTCTGTATGTTCAGAAAATTTTGCAGTGGAGCAGTAAAATGAGATGGTGTGCATATTTTAGTCAAACTGGTAGCGAGATACTAGAAGTATCGAAAGCTATTAATAGGTTTCCAGATGTTGTATTTTATAATACAAACTTTGGTACTAAGCCACCTATAAATATTGAACTGATTACAGAACTGAATACACGTAAAATACCACTCCATATTCTACCGAATAAGCCGAGAGTACAAGACTATAAAACGTTCTTACTAGAAGGCGACTTATTAACTTTACACGGATGGCTAAGAATTATTCCACCAGAAATATGTGATGAGTTTGAAATATATAACGGTCACCCTGGACTTATAACAGAGCATCCAGAACTTAAAGGACAGGATCCTCAAAAGAAAGCATATGAATTAGGGTTACCATACAGTGGGTGCGTAATTCATAAGGTAACTGCTGAAGTAGACGCGGGTGAGATAGTTCTCGCAGAAGAAATAAAAATTGAAAAATTGGAGCTTGATGTTATAATTAATGTTTTACATGATACATCAATCAAATTATGGGTAGAGTTTTTAGAGAGTAAATTGCAATAATTAAGGAGAATAATGAGAATATCTATTAGCGGATCGCAATGTGTTGGAAAGACAACACTAATTAATGATTTGTTCAGTAAGATTGAAATCAATCAACGATTCAGTCTAAGAAATGAAACTACACGAAATGTATTAAGAGACAATCTCGGATTTGGTACTCTACCAATTAACGAGGAGGGTGGAGATCTGACACAACGATTGATCTGTTCACAGCATTTAATCAATCACGCAGCTGGGGAAACTGGAGATGTTATCTACGATCGTTGCGCATTAGATGGGTTGGTTTATACTTCATATTTATATGATGTTAATCGTGTAAGTAGAGAGACGCTTCGCATTGCGGAAGCAATTTTTGAAAATACTAAGTATGACATTATGTTCTACATTCCTCCAGAGGTTCCGTTGGAGGAAGATGGGGAAAGAAGTGTAAGCCCGTCATTTCGTAATTCAATCTGTAATTTATTCGAGGAGTATATTACCAGTTATAATCTTCAAGTCGGATACCTAAAAGGTACACGCGAAGAGAGAGTTCAGAGAATCTTAGAAACAATTAAAGCATATGATGATTATCAAAATAAACAAACAAAAATGTTTAATACACTTGATAAGAATCTGCAGAACGCAATCCAGACTATTAAAACTGATTTACATATAAAGGAGTAACATGCCTAATACAAGTAGTAGTGTCTTCGGGCACGGTAGACCACCACAAGGACCTGATCCAACATCTCATGCAACATTATCCCGTCTTAATAGACCAGTTGAAGCAACTCATCTTGGACAGACTGTTGAGTATAAAACAGAATACGATCCCTCTTTACTAGTTGCAGTACCTAGACAAGAGAATCGAACAGGACTAGGAATTACTCTCGATAGTCTTCCATTTGTCGGGTACGATGTATGGAACGCATATGAAGTAAGTTGTTTGACGTTATATGGTGTCCCTTGTGTATTCATCGTTAAGATTATGTATCCCGCAGATAGTCCATCTATTGTGGAAAGTAAATCACTAAAACTATATCTTAACTCATTTAATATGTCAAAGGTTGGAATAAATCTTGAGGAAACTATAATGTTTCTACGTGCAAAGATTCGAGATGATCTTTCAAATCTGCTCGAAACGAAAGTACATGTACAATTATTTGATCCACTATTTAATGCCTCATCTCTTACTCCTCCTGGTAACTGCTTAAATAATCTACTATACAGCGACGAGTCAGAAGATTTGCAAGAAATTGTTTATACTGAAAATCCAAATCTTATTAAAACAGTTGAATATACTGATTTTGAGAAATACGAGTTCGAAGATAAATCTGATCCAACGCTTATTCCACAGGCTATTGAATTAATGGAAAACTGGGATACCGACAAAGAAATTCCTGAGCCACAAAAAGGGTTGGTTATGTCTCAAAAACTGTATGAAGTAGAATACACAGACCTACTTCGCAGTAACTGTAAAGTCACTCATCAACCAGACTGGGGAACAATTGTAATAGCCTATAAAGGTAAAAAGAAACTCAATCGTAAGTCACTATTGAAGTATATAATTTCGTTTAGAAACGAAAATCATTTTCATGAAGAGATATGTGAAGCCGTATTTACGACCCTAAAAAATAATACAGAGCTGGAAGCAGAAGAACTTCTTGTTGCATGTTTCTACACAAGACGGGGCGGTATTGATATTAATCCTATTCGTGCAACGAGCAGCAAAATGATTAATATCTTCTTTAAGGACTATATAAACATTAACAAGCTAAGCCCGAAAGCCACAAGACAGTAATGAGCAATGAAACTGATCGAGATTTAGATTGGTCATTCTTCGAATATGTTATTGCTTATAATTGTACATTTGAAGAGACTTTTACCGCGTCAATTTATGGAGCACTAAAATTAAAATATATTTCAAATACTAATATTCGGCAGTATCTAGGTATTATTTTTGACTTCTATAAACAACACAGTGCTCTACCAAATGCTACAGAAATAAAAACATATCTAAAGGATGACGACCTTAAAAGTGCATACAAAGATGTTGTAATGCAATTTAAGACTCTTGATTCTTCTTACAATCAAGAAGAACTACTGAAGAACACAGAACGGTTTCTAAAAGAAAGAGCAGTATACTATGCAGTAAAGGATACTGTAGATGAGGTGTCCTCGAAATCAGATATTGATACTTCACTTATTTATAATCGATTTGAACAAGCTTGTGGTTTAACATTAATTGATGATTTAGGGTTCGATTATTTTAACGAAATAGACCGACATATAATAGATCTTCAAACAATTGACCGTCATATATCAACTGGATTTACATGGCTCGATCAAAATCTTGGTGGTGGGTTACTTGAAGGTGGTAGAGCATTATATGCATTTAGTGGTGCTACAAATTCAGGTAAATCAATTGTCCTTGGTAACGTTACAGGTAATATAGTTTCACAGAATCGTACTGTGGTTGTAATCACATTAGAAATGCCTGAAATGATTTATGCAAAACGAATCAGCAGTAAATTTACTAATATTCCACTAGGACAACTTAAACAAGAAGCCGATCAACTCAAAAATTATGTTATTAACTTTTCAAAGAAAAATTCAGGTGCAAGACTTATATTAAAAGAGTTCCCACCGAATAGTGTAAACGCAAATAATATTAAAGCTTATCTAACGAAACTTGTACAAAAATACGGTATAACAATTGATGCGGTCGTTGTTGATTACTTAACACTCCTACAATCAATTATAGTAACCGGTAGTTTATATGCAGACGGTAAAGCAGTTGCAGAGCAGATTAGAGCTTTAAGTTATCCATTACATTTTGGTTGTCCGTTTGTTACTGCATTGCAAGCCAATCGTAACGCGTACGATGAAGCAAACCCGAGTATTGATACAACCGGTGAAAGTATTGGTATTCCTCAGACAGTAGATTTTCAAGCTTCTATTTGGTCCTCTGAAGCAGAAAAAGAGCTCGGAGTCATTAATATGGGACTTCAAAAAAGTAGATTTGGTCCGTGCCACGGTAAACGTGCATTTAGAATTGATTACGACACATTAGTTATTACAGAGATGGAAGATGCATTTGGAAACACTGACGAACTACGTAGTATTGACACTGCATTAGACCAGTTAAGAAGTTGATTATTTTAGAGAGCTAATAAATATTATTATGAAAAATATATTCGTATGGACACATCATGACTTGGATGGACTTGCAAGCTGTCTAGCAATCAAGTGGTTTCATCCTGGGTGTAAATTTGATTATATACCAACTACAGGATATACTTTCCGCAGAGATTTTACGCAGTGGTTGTTAAAGAATCGCATTAGTGATTTTGATACAGTTTATATTGTCGACCTAGATATAAGCGAGAATCAGGATCTAGTAGATGAAGAGAATGTAGTCATTATTGATCACCATTCAACTCATGTTAATAATGCTTCCTATGAATTTGCAACAAATACGGTAATTGAGTATTCATCTGCGGCAAAACTGATTTATAAGCTTTATAAAACAAAAACAAACATTGAACTAACAACACCACAAAAAACACTAATCGCACTCGCATATGATTATCATTCATATAACCACGAGGTTGAAGATTCAATAATTCTCAACTCGGTTTTCTTTGCAACAACAAATAACTTCAAAACATTTATGTCGTTGTATGAGAAAGGGGTTACAGGGTTTACTCAACAGCAATTAAATATATATAACATTTATCAGAGAGATCTAAAGCAGACTATTAATGATCTCAAATATTTTGAAAATAAAAAGTTAAAAATAGGTAAAAATTCATATCATATAATAGCAACATCTGCAACGGGATTCATAAATAATATTGCGGATCATATTTTAGATAATTATAGCCCTGATATAGCTATCGTTGTTAATCCGAAAACAAAACATGTTAGCTTTCGCCGTAACACAAAAGTCGATTTGGATCTTGGACGACTAGCAGAAGCGATCGCAGATGGCGGTGGACATAGTTATGCGGCTGGCGGACAAATTACAGATAATTTCCTGGCTTTTACTAAATTGCTAAAGCTACGGAAGAAAATGTATAGAATTGAAAAAAATGGATAGTAAAATAATTGACTGTTATAAAGACGATACCCTAAACTCAAACCCATTAACTGAAATAACAAACAAGGAATTGGATTTAATTATACTGAGAATGGGATCATTTCTCTCCATTATATCCAACAAAAAAAATAACCAGGCTAAGTTGCTAATTACGGCTGTAAAAGATAAATATTTTAAAGAGTTATTTTTAAAACAAGCAAGTATAGACAATGTGCAATTATTAGTAAAATGTATAATAGAACGATATCCAACTGTATGTAAATCCAAAGTAGTGCTTAATAGTTTCTTAAATCAAAAATCGTAATTAATGGTGTATAATGATCACTAAATTTGAACAGTATTTATACAATACGTATCTCTACGTATCGCGTACTGAAAGGGGCAAACCCTTCTCACCACGCAAGGATTTCTCTACACTCGATCCAGAAAAAGAGAACCACTTAAGGCGTATCTCCAATCTTCTAACAAGATACCCTCACATTGATCCTAAACTATACTTCAAAGCAGCGTACGAAATATATGCTGATCAAGAATTTTTCGAACTATCGTACTTTTCAGGGATGGGAGCAGTAAACGCTTTCACTCTTTATATGAAAAAACTGCGAGAGCTTCCACCAGATGATGATTACCAAATAGAAAGACTAAAAGAGTCACTAAAATTCATCGCGAAGTTTTGCTACGATAACAAAATCACTCTACAGGAATACATTACATTTCAGACAGGTGTAACGTATGACTGGATGAAACACTTAAAGAGGCATCAAATATCTGTATATGCACTTATGGAATTTCCGCAAGTGTATGATACAATTGTATCTGTGCCTGAGGATGAACGAGAGTTGTTGCTAGGGGATTGCGGTAAATATTTTCTTGGTTATAAATCAAAATATTTAAAATCCGAAAAAGCGCAAAATCTCGTTTCGAAAGCAATAAAAAAGATAGATAAAATTATTGGAACAAGTAGATAAAATTAGAGATGTATATAATATATATATGTAAAGGAGAATATAAGTAATGAGTAATATAGATATAGTAAGTATGTTTGATAGTATTAAAGAGTCGTTAAATAACGAAAAAGGTGCAACTGGTGCATATAGAAATATTTTAAAGTTTACCCCGGGTAATACATATTTGGTTAGAATTATTCCGAATATTAAAGATCCAAAGGAAACATTTTTCCACTATTTTCATCACGGGTTTACCTCAAATGAAACTGGTCAGTATGTCGACGGATTATGTCCGACAACATGGAATGAGAGATGCCCCATCTGTGAAGAGCGTTTCAAGCTATGGAAGAAGGGAACTGAAAGAGACAAGAATCTTGCTCGGTTGATGCGTCGGTTAGAAAAACATTACGTGAATGCGTACATAATTGATGACCCAACGCATGAAGAGAATAACGGTACAATCAAGGTTCTTCGATTAGGTGTACGGTTATACGAAAAGATTCAATCCGCTGTTGATGGGGACGATTCAGATGAGTTCGGTTCACGTGTATTTGACCTTTCCGAGAACGGATGCAATCTCAAAATAAAAGTTGAGACTACAGCTGGAGATGACGGCAAGAAGAAGTATACTAACTATAGTAATTCTCGATTTACATCACCAGGAGCAATTCCAGGAATGACACCAGATCGTATGCAAGAGACATATGAGAACGTGTTTGATCTTACAGAGTTTGTAGATCGTAAAACAACTGCTGAGCTTCAGGATATAATGAACGTTCATGTGTTCTGTAATGGTTCAAAAGTTGTTAAAAAGGCATCTACAGAAGATGTAGAAAGTGCCATTAGCACAGCAGCATCGGTTGACACCAAAGACGTAACTCAGGAGTCATCCAGTGTTGATGAGAAGAAACAAACAATATCAACAGATGATAAAATTAAAGATCTTCTGGATGGTATTGATGATATTCCAACTGACGATTAAATTATAACTGAAAGGTAAAATGACAAACAACGTAAAACTTCCCTATGCAAATTCTAATGTACCTCGCAATGAACAAGAGCAGGCACAGATAATTGAACGAGCTGCGAAGGCTTACGAAGCGTATTTGGATGCGTTGGGATTCGATTGGAAGTCGGATCCCAACAGCACCAACACTCCGTTTCGCGTAGCTAAAGCATTTGTACAAGATTTAGGCGCCGGATGCTACCAAGATCCCCCAAAAATAACGGCATTTCCAAATCACGATGGATATGACGGAATGGTGTTTCAAGGTGGTATTCCTGTAAAGAGCTTATGCTCTCATCACCATATGCCATTCATTGGTGTTGCGCATGTTGCGTATATACCATCTGCGACTGGCAAGGTTATCGGATTAAGTAAACTAAATAGACTGGTTGAATTTTATAGCCGTCGTCCGCAAATTCAAGAAAGTTTAACTATGCAGATACATGATGCTATAAACACTACATGCGATGATAATCAAGGTATCGCGGTTTTGTTAGCTGTACGCATACTTGTGCGTGTCTTCGTGGTATTAAACATGACGGTTGCGAAATGAAAACCAGTAAATTATCTGGTTGTTTTCAAGATGAAGTTTCATGCAGACAAGAGTTTTATAACTTTATTGATAACATGAAAAAACACCAAAGGTTAATGTAATGAGTCCAGAAGAGTTAGAGAGAAGAAGAAAGCAGAAGGAAGATCTAGACGCCTTAGGAGCATTAGCATCATTTGTATCCACTAATATGAATACTATTGATGCGTATACCGACAGTGTAGATAAGGTGAAACTAAGAGCGAACAAACTAGACCCCAGAAAGCTATATGAAGGGGCGACACATCAAAATGTTGATCTTGCACAACAACTAATAAATGAGACTAATATACATGAAATAGATCGTAGTTTACCTACACGTACAAGTGCACCTCCTGCTTCACCAAACCTCCCTACTCCTCACCCGACACAATATATTCCTACTCCAAATGTTGAGGGTCGTATACATCCCCCTCCGCCCCCTCCATCCCCAGAAAAAGTATACGACCCTCAACTGGAGTTCTCATTTACTGACAACCTTGAAAAAGATACACCAATAGTGAAGAAGCTATTCGATATACTTGAAAAGCAATCGTTTAATCTCGAAATTATAAAAAAGACTTTAATACAGATTGAACAAAACACCCGAAAAAGAAAGTACTCAAAAAATGATTCTAAAGGAAATGCACGAGAGAGCAGAAGCACTCAAGGGGACAAAATCACTAGAACAAATATCCACGATTAAACTTCGCCAGGAGCTAGCTACTGTAAAAACGAAACTAGCAACATTGGAAAGTGATTATGAGGCTTTTAAAACGAAGGTTATTGCGATTTTAAGAAAGCAGAGTGTGCAAAATTCACGTGCACGAAGTGATCGCAATTCAACCATAACTGCAAGTGATGTTGAACAATTAATTAGAAAGAATTTGAAATGATTATAACTATTGACAAGGATGCTATAGTTCACAAATTTTTAAATCCGATTAGCCGACTTACTGAAGAGTGTAGTATACATCTCACTGACAATGAAATTTACGCACTCGTGAATGATTTAGCCGGTAATATAATCCTGCATATTAAACTTCAAACACAAACAAGTTTAACAGATGAATTTGTTTTGAATGTTAAAGATATTAGGAAATTAAGCAGAGTATTCGATTGTGTAGACACTGCAATCATAGATTTAACAGTCGATCCAAATGCAAGTGTGTTAAAATACGCTTCACCTAAGTTATCATTCAAACTTCATTTAAATAATGAGAATGTAATGAGAAAGTGTCAAATTAGTCTTGATAAGATGAATAGTCTCAAATTTGACAGTGAATTCAAACTTACAGGTGATAAGCTTAGTGAGATATTAAAAGGTAGTATTTTTGCCACTGAGACGAATAAAATATACTTCTTCTCCAAAGACGGTAATATCCATGCTGAATTAACTGATAAAACTACACAGGATATAGATAGCATCACATTCATTGTCACAGATACTATTAAAGGTGAAGATTTAACATCTCCCCTACCTTTTAGTGTCGAAGTGTTACGATTGTTGTCTGGCTTGCGGCCAGATAGTATACAGGTAATGATCAATAATACATATAAATTGATCAAATTTAAAATAACAACCGATGTAAGTGAAACGAGTTATCTCATTCCCGCTTACGTCAAATAACAAGGAGACTAAAATGGCCAATAAATTAACAACACTCGGCTACTTCAAAAAGCGTCTACGCGATAGTGGATATATAGTTGATGATCTATATCGTGGATATACACAATTAGATCCACGATTATGGTCCGTCGTTATTGATCCTCATGGTGCAAGTGTTTTCTGTACATGCTATCTAAATGACCCTGAAGTAGGCGATTCATATTTTGAAATTTATGATGGAGGCCAATTTATTAAGCCAGGGCGGATGAAGATTAAAACTAACTCAATCGAGGTGTTTATAACATATCTCGTGAAGTTTAATATTAATAACAAAGCACCAGTCTATGATGGCACACACAATCAATCACAAGACAACAGGAGATCAAACTACGATAATAGAGGATATACGTATGATACCAGAAGAGCTCCGTCTTATGATAGAAGATAACTAGACTAAGATTAATTTAAAAGCCCGGCAGTTTTTTGCCGGGCTTTTTTTGTGTCGTAATTAAATATATACATGACAACGGAAAATTTAGATAGTTCAGAAAAATCTAAAAAACCAAAAGTAAGTTCAAAAGCAAAGATATCTAAGAAGAAAGATCAATCTGAAGATAAACCATGCGATGATCTAGAGTTCATAAATAACGTTCTCAAGAATGGTTATAATAGATACAATGAGATAATTGAGCAAGAGCGCCGCGAGTATAACGATGATATCGATGCGTTACAAGCTACAGTTGGAGAATTTCTCAATGATTTTATTATTATCGGGCACACTCCAGATGATCGACGGATGATCGTTAGATACTCACCGACTCCAAAAGATTATGATGCCTTGAAAGAGTTGTCGCGTGAATGTCTAATTCGAATGCTTGCTGATGGTCGACTGGATGATGATTAACCTGGTATCCAGTATCCATGGCATTTTTCATTCTTTGCAGGAAAATGCTCGTTTAATGCATCCGCTGCATCTCTTACATCACCGCACTTATCCATGAGCGTCCACGGCGGTGCAAAGAATCGATGAGTATGTGCTACAGGTCCCCATCCTGTCTCTGTTAGATATTGTTGCTTTGGTGCTGTAGCGTGAAGATACGACAGTTCACCTTCTACATGAGTGCCACCAAGAACCATCAGATTACCCGCTACTCCGGCGTTACCGTCAAGTAACACCTCTTTACGCATAGCGCTTGACGGTTTAATATTAATGATATCTGCTCTTAGCTCCAAGTGCCTACCACCGTCGATTAGCAATTCTTGAGAAGCAGAGATATACATACCTTCGCCATAGATATTAACAAGAGTGCCATACATATCGATTGGCCCTGTGGTCTTGATGTGAATCCCTTTGCTTCCAACGTTCAATCTGTATTTATTACCTACGACTACATCCCAATCACCCCCCGGGACAGAATCAACATCCACGTATTCTACGAGAGGACATTCAGCCATTGTAACATACGTTCCTTTAGTAGCTATAGCAGTACCTTCATTTCGAATCTTACCGATAGGATCAACTCGATAGCTCTCTAGATCGTTAAATACAGTACCAATATTTGTTGTCCTATTTCCGGTAATCAAAACGATATCATCTCCGCCATTACCAAATCTCGATTCATGCATCAAATCAGCTATCTTCTTTTGATTGTCACGTATGACTTTTTCAATAATCGTACAATCATAATCCTTCCTGTTAAAATAATCCGAGGAAGAGCCACCACATTCCGTACCAGACTTCCCAGTAAACTCGTTTATACACAAAGCATCAGGGTCCCATTTATATTTGTCGTCTTTCCAATCTCCCCATTGAGTAGACGGGCTGTCCCCAGTCCCATCACAAGTTATACACGGCTTATCAAACTTCTTACCTGATCCACCACAAACAGGGCACTTTGCAAAATCCCCATCCATTTCCTGGAGCTCAGAAGTATGAATTTGGTTTTTCTTTGTACGTTGAATTTCAAACAATCTTTTGTATTTGTGAGTATCCCGAAGTATATTCAACACACGAGATGCTAAATCTCGGCGAGCTGGGAAATCTCCGAGCTTAGTTACACGATCACCCATAATGATATTCTCTTGATAGTTCGCAACATAGATTGCTTGATTCTTACGAACAGTTAAAAATTGATCTCCGAGTACAAGAGTCTGGTCGTTGTGTGATGCAAATCTGGATGTAGTTGAATTATTAAACTCGAGAAAGGAGCCACTATAATGAGTAAATTTTAATAGCTCTGCAAGATCTGTATCAACTACTTCAATTGTATGTTTGTTTGAATTAAGTACATGTTTCGAGCGAAATGTCTTTATATTATGATCAATATTACCGTTCGATTCATCCGAAGCTAGATTTTCAAACGAACTTGGATAATCCGTTGAGACAAAATCTTTTAATTCTTGATCTTCTTTATCTAAACTGAAAATTCTTTTCCAGTCATCTTCACCGTGAGATGCTGCCCAAACAACAGGATAATTCGCATCACCTTCAATAAAAAATACCCATACATGTGCACCGACATTTGGTATGGTGAATTCACCGCGAGATAAATTTGAGTAATCAGACGGAGAGTATTGAAATCCATTAGGGTTTACGCATTGATTCGTGCTGGCACCCGTCTGTGTGAATGCATCTTGAACTCGATTCTCTCCAACGTAGTTTTGTAACGGTCTAAATCCTTCTTTATAAGAATTACCGTCCCAGTAGTTTGAATCAGATGTTGTACCTTTTTGTGTAAACGCATTATACCTACCAGTAGCACTACCACCGAAAAGAGGTGACGCTTGCTCCGCCCATGGAAGCATTTGCTTCAACTGAGATAAAATACTATCTAAATCTGGGTTAGTATCTTTATCAGTAAAGGTAAATAACTTATCCTTAACTGTTGCAAATTCTTTATTCCAGTTCTCATACACAGCAGCAGTAATATGTGGGACATAAACTTTTACTCTACCGCGCTTTTCTGGGTCATTATTTTGTACAACAATACCTAAATAATTTCCGTAATATCTTTCACCGGTCATATCATCTCCGTTATCTAAACAACTGTTCTGGTAGATCTATAGATTCTGGTTTAAGAACATTATCGTTTACTCTACCCGAAACAGGGTTAATTTTCTGTCCGTTATTTCCTGTATATGTTATGCTATCTGCATCATTACGCGGAAATGTCTCTTCAACTCCTATTGGTTTTTTCCATCGAATTCTATCATCATTTGCCTGCTTGAATGGAACAAGCGGTGTTAGATGATTGACTAAAACATGTACAAAATATCCATGCGGATGCGGCTCATCTAATTTATAAATTGCATCATGCTTACCCCAATATTTATTGCGTTCTCCGTCTAGTATACGATAATTTTGATGGTACCAGTCATTATTAAGAGCTACACCATGTGCAACATTATACGGAATCGGCCTCTCTTGAGTAGTTTGTTTACCAGTACCATCTTCAGTAGTTAAAAGCGAATCGAATGTGATGTTACGCCTCATACATTTTGTCGTTACATGCTGCGCGTTCATCATATACTCAACTACTTCATCCGGAAGCTTTTGTCGCATACTTTCTCTTATATACGATGGGGAAGGCCAGGGCGTTAGAAACCACTCCATACGACTATTTTTAAATTTAGGATTTACACCCCAATACCAAATGTCAATACTGCTAGTATCTGCATAATAAAGAATTGTATTAGTTCCCATAACCTCAGAGAACGGATTCTTAAAGTATGCCTTCTTACTCTCAATATACTGATCAATTTTAGGATGAAGACCTTTTATTTGTTTTACCCAACTCCTAACTAGCGGTGGTTCCTTATCATTCAGTTTTTCGTGGATTTGATCTATAATAGACTTAACTTCATCAATAGAGTCTTCTTGGCATGCTGCACCAAGTAACTTAACCATGTCTTCAATCTCTTCTTTCGCATCAGACACAGTATATAATTGAATATCATTAGGTAATGGCTGAGTTCGTATCATCTGAACATAGCCAGCATCTGTAGTGCTATTAGTAACAGCTCTTGGTAGATTTACAAGATCTACCGACCCGTTGGCCATTATATCTTCAGATGTGTGTTGATAAATTCTTACATTAGGTTGCGTACTCATATCATCCTCCGATTGTTATTCCGACTCCAAGACGATCACCGCCACGCTGATCTTGTTCAACTGTAAATGCTGGTTTCTCTCGTCTGTCACTTAATGTCTCTTCAATCTCTCCATTAAACAGCTTGCGGAAATCTATTTCCTTCTCTTTAGCCGTTATTTGAAGATCAGCATAGAATTCAAGATTCTCGATAGCTCTTTTAGTATTCTCGATAGCTTCTTAATTCTTTTATACGTATGGTACAGAATAATAATATGCTGTAAAATTTATGCTGCTAATGAACCAAGTGAGAATGCAAATCGTTTTAAATCAAGTAGAATATCACCAATATGACCCCAAATATTACCACCGGTCGATGTACAAGAACCAGCGCCAGATGTTGATTCAAACGCCTCCCCAACAGCATCAGATGCAGCATCAATTGCACTTGCCGCCGCACGTGCAACTGTATCATGTAAATGACCATTAGCTAAGCCAGTATTAACAATCGATGCTTGTGCGGCCGCATTCCCAGCTTCGTATCCTAAAGTAATTGCCTTTAAAAGAGTTACCAAACATTCAATTATTTCACCTATTCCTTCAATACCTAATGCGATTTTTATTTCACCTAAATGCTCTATTAAATGCATGATCCATAGTGCATAAGATGCAACAACAATTCCAAGAGCTATAAGATCCCGTTTAATAATATCTTCATACCAATCAATCGTCTTTTCGAGTGACTGCTCAAAATTATCCTTTTCATTCTCAAAACTAGTTTTTAAATTATCAACTTCTCTTTCAAGATCATCAATTGCATCACTCCCTCCGCCACCGGCAGAGGTACTTGTAGAAGCTGGTCCGCCCTCGGGCTCGAATTCGAAGCAAGATGTCATACAAAAGAGAGTTGACGGTTGATTGATTTCAAATCCAGTACCTGCAAAAAATGTTGTGTTATAGAATAAGCAAGAAGAGATGCATGTTAATAGACACCAATTAGTAGAAGTGACTGGAATAGTTTTAGATACATCTAGAAAATCACAAACACTATAAACAATAGTTTGCGGCCATACCGGTGTATATATCCACGTACTAATATTCGTATATAGAGTCGTCCACTCCTCGTTAGTTATATCTGGTTCACATGCCATTAGTAAATATCCTCTTCATTTTTTAAAGCATCATATGCATGGACTTTTACCATTACGACATCATTAACATATTTTTGATGATGAATAATATGCTTTACTTTTGTTACAAAATATTGCCCACACACTTGATAATCATAATTAGTATCACTATCTTCTGTCAATCTATCAACCCCTATAAATGTACCAGCTATTCGATGTGTGGAACCTTTTAGACGAACTGCTAGCGTTTGATTTAAATACACTCCACCGAATAAAATTTTACCGCGGCCTTCAGATCCCCTAACAATTCTATCTTCAATAGGGTCAAGAGTTGAGACAGGAGAGAATGCAGGTACAATTGCATATTCCTCAGTCTTCGTTCTGTTTAAGCACATAACCGGATAATCGTTACCGAGAAGCTTCTCAACATAATGAGTCTTAAAATATTGTTTTACAGTTTGTATTTCATTCTCTTTTACATCAACTTGAAACTGCTTTCCTTTATGCCAATGCGAATATACTGGTTTCGTGATGTATGCTTTCGCGTTATCCAAACCAGCAGACTGACTAAACCTATACGATACAATAGTATTATAGTCTGCAGATTTAATATCAATTTCGGTACTAGCATCTTCAACATAAGGGGCTTTAAACGGACTTACTGATTGGGCGCCGTCTGTATTATCTGATCTATTTTCAAAAAATAAATGCTCCCTTTGCAACTTACCAGGCTCATTCTTACCAGCTTCTTCATAGTATTTCCATCTAGGAATTAACGCAAATTTCTCTTCTCCTCTATCCCACTCTAGACTGCATTCATCATATCCATCATTACTAATATGAAACCGCGCTACATAATCTAAACAGTCTTGTACTGTCATACTAGACTTAGTATTAAATAAAATTTTGCCAGCTCCAGGATCCCAGTCATCTTTACTTATGTAGTCTTCGTAACCCGCAGCAATTAATAACGACGCAATAGCATCTCCAGTGTACATTGCACGTTCTTCATCAGTTGCATGTGCAATCGGCTCGGGAGGATAATCTGGATTCTTAAACCAGCCGCGCCGCGGACCAGTCGATGTACTCCATTCCAATACCTTCTCCTGCATTATCTGAAACTTTTTATCCCAAAAATAAAACTTCTTTACCTTCGTCGTCATATCTTCATGAGGCAAATCCTCTGTGTCATAAATCACACCGTGAAACTTTATTCTCCATATCTTCTCTGGTTGCATATCGCCGTCTTTAGTTGTAGGCCATACGTCTATAAAAATTTCATCTCTTGCATCACCTCTAACATGATAGAACTTATCACTAAACGATCGCTCAAATCCTTCCATTCTGTTATCAACAACAATAGATCCTCTCGTTGGCCAAGATAAGAAATCTTCTTCTATCTCTAACAGCTTTATTGTGTGTGGAGCTAGCTCATATCGTTGCATATGATTATAAAACGTAACCTTAATATTCCATAATTGCTGTCCAAGCATTTTTGAATCGGGTGTAATCGCTGCATTTAAAGCTGGGTCACCGCTACCTTGAGACCCTCCACCCTGAGACCCTCCATCATCCTGGCCGCCAGTAGTTATAACTTGCGTTGTTAGATTACTACCTGGAAAAGACGGAACACCACTCTCAATACCACCAGGAAACATATTCTCAATTGCTGCACGCGCTTGTTCAGGATTAGCCGAGTTGTTAATTAGATCTTCAAGATTGTTTGCTTCTAGTAACGCTCTCGTATCTTGGCCACTATTTGTTAACTGCGCAAGCACTTCTGGGCTTACACCTGTTCTAGTTCGTGGTACATATGATCCATTTGGTAGACGAGTTAGTGTTTTTCCTTCACCATCAATTGGAGGTGAGCTAATATGCATAGAATTGGCCATTATTATCCTTTAAGCTGATTTAAAATACTTCGAACAGTATTAGTATTGAGAATCTTTAACTTCGCTCCCGGTGGAGGCATTACTGTTGGATTCTGAATACCATTAACAGCGCAAATAATCCACCACATCTTTACATTGCGATAAAACTTCCACGCGAGCATTGGCCAAATATCTCCAATATTAACAGTATATATCGAATAGATATTAGGATTAAGCTCTGACGGAAAATTAACCTTTTTTAATAAGTCATAATAATACCACTCATTATGTTCATCTTCATACACATTAAAAATATTTTCATAGTTCTGTGGAGTAAGCTTTAACGATATATCTGGTACTTCATTATGTTTCATTTTTCTCCTTACTTCTATTTAAGAACACGAACAGTTATATTGTCTATAGATTCCGCACCTCTAATCGCTTCACCGTAAATATCACGACTCTCGTTGATTAATTCTCTAAATTGAATACGTACCTCCCATGCATCCGGTATAATATAATTACCAAATTCTGGCATTCTGTTTAGTGTACCCTTATTTGTTACAGATAAATTGGATACAACACATACCGGCGACCATCGTACACCTGGAACATAAGCTTCATACAAACACGGCGGCGTAATGGTTAATGTATTCTGTTGAACGTGTAGATTTTGCTTAATAAATGCTTCTAAGAACTGTTTATTTTTCTCGATATTCTTTTTCGTTATATCTTCACTTCCTCCAGTTGTATTAATTAAGTGAAATGCCACCTCATACGCATATTCAGTCGCTCCTGCGTATGATTTAGGGTACAAAATATCTGCAGCAGGAAAATATACCTTCGCTACTCCCTTTGCTGCTTGCGCAAGCCCTTTAATAGTATCGCCTAGAGGGTCTTGATTCTCTCGCCAGTTTTGTCTTATGGTATGATGAGTATCCATAAAAAATGGCAAATAATACGTATTACGAGCTGCCCCCATATACAACCCACTATAAGCCCCTTTGGGATCAACTATTCTGTGTGCCCAGTAGTTAATACCTTCCATCGTAGCACTAAAAGTTTGTTCGAACTCGCGTAATTCAATATACGGAAACTCCTCATATGCTACACTTGGCTCGTAATCAGATGCTGTCCAAATTATATCTTTTCTTCTATAGTCAAATATCGCCATTTTACTCCTTAGGTAATTAATACACCTGAACGCAATCGATCCCATACTCGAGCACGAAGCAAATACGCAGGGTCTCTATTTTCTCCGGTATCGACAGGTGGTAAATTACCCGTTGTACCTGCAACAGATTGACGAGGTTCAGCCAGTTGCTTCTCTTGCATATTCATTAATTTACCTACCATCTCTATTAAATTTCTAACTTCACGTCTCAAGGCGATAGCCTCAATACTTGCACTCTGACTTTCTTTTTGATCTTCTTTATTTAACTCTACTTTGAATACCGGTTCCTTAGCAGCTGGTAACTGGCCCTCAACGCCCTCAAACTCCGGTTTTTTAAACGCTCGAGTAGGAGGCAAAGCCGTATCGCGTTGAACTGTTGGCTGACTTTGAATCGGCTCAGCAGATGACATTGAGTTTTGTTTAGCGGCTTGTTCTTG